GAATTACCAATTTTATCTATTGCCTCTTCCATTGGAGTACCAGTTGCCACTAAATCAAGTATCTTCTTTTTGTTCTTTCTTATTTGAGTACCCACAAACCAATTAAATTGATCGCTTTGTGCTCCAACATCCTTATAGGCTATTTTTTTTACTTCTTTGATAGCACCAACAATCCTACCTTCAAGAATTGAATTTAATTCTTTGTATTTAGGGGTTGCTCTGGCTTGATCTAGCTTCAGTGCTGCACCGCTATACTGATCATATAGTTGTTTAGGTGGATTAATTCGATCTAATTCCGCCATACTTAACGTGCCATTTAGTCTCATCTCTTCCAGTTGTTCCCGCATCAGAGGGATTAGCTGTACATCAGCAGTCTGCCTTTTAATACCTTGAAGAAAGCGCGGATCAGCTCCGTACCCAGCATTCTCAAAATAGTTAGCTTCAACTTTTCTGTAGTCTTCATTACTAAGTAATCCATCATCAGTAGCTAACTCTTGAGCTAAAGCATTAGTTGACATTTCAGCCATCAGTTGCTTCTCAGCAGCTTCAGCATTAATCACTGACTGAACTCTTTGAGTTTCTCTTTGCTTTGCTTGGTTGATTAAAGCAACAGAATCTGGTGAACTATCAAATAGAGTACGTACTTTCCCGTCTTGCTCGTAAGGAGCATGTAATAACTGATCTAATTCGTCCAGTGACAAACCTCTCTGAATCAGCATGGTAACTGCATCAGGCATAGCATTAGGTCTTGTAGAAACAGTTGCAGTCTGCAGTGCAGCTCCAGCGTTAAATGTTCCTTTTCCAAAAGCTTCCTTCAGTAAAATTGAAGCCTGATTTCTTTGATACTTTTCAGTTGCTTTTACAGTAACGTCCTTATTTATAATTGTTTCGGCTCTATCAAGATGTCGCTGCATTGCAGCGTTATAACCTTCTAGAACCTCCTTTCCTGGTATCCTGCCGTCAATCGCAAGCTCCCCACGCATTTGTGCGTCCCTAGCACTCATCTTTGTACGCTTTTGATCTGGTGTTAGGTTTGGATCATTAGCAATTTTATTAATTTCTCTTCCGTTAATTGTAGCCTGTTCACGCAATACGTTTGCGTTTTCAATATAGTTTATGTAACCACCACCTTTGATTTGGTGATCGTACATCATATTGAGGAATTCTACGGACTTACCTTCTTCTACATAATCTCTATATACTTGTGTTTCCTGCCAAGCAGCTTTGGAGATATCTTGATTAATGCTTTTTGCATTAATTAAATCTTCGTGAGTTACTTTAAATTTAAAGGCAATCTGGTTAACTGCTTTTAACTGGTTTTCTTTATTATTTTGAATAATTTGATTAGTCGTGTCAAAAGCTAATTTGGAGAAATCAGCCAAAGCACCGAAAGTATCTATTTTATACTTGTCTTCGTTTTGTTGTTTCTGTAATTGTACAGCGTAAGCTTTTTCAGTAGCGTTTGCGACTCTTAATCCAGCAGACTTGTTTTCTCTTATTGCAGCGTCAAGTCCAGCCTGTACACTAGTTTGGGCTTGTTTCTGTGCTTGTAATGCAATTGCACGGTTACCTGCCATCCAATCTTGTGCTGTTCGCAATCCTGATGCAATTCTATCGCGTTCTAATTGGATATTTTTTGATGTGTCCGGTGCAACTAATTGGTTATTAGAAAAGCTACCTTCACGCGCTGATGATTTAAATTGTGCCATTAGTTAACATTCCTCATGTTATCTGTTCCCCCTAGTATTGCTATATCGACTTGTTAATGTATTTATACCAGTGGATAGATTAGAGAATAGTGCAGCTTCGCTTGCCATAAAGGTGCCACCCATGGCTGCTGATATTGGTGCAGCTGCTGCCAGACCACCGGCTACCATCCCAGCAATACCTAAGCTATCCATAAAGTTACTCATTGCTACATTTTCCCTTCCTAATGAGCCGTGGTAATCATTTTCATAATCTGGAGGTGGTGCAGGGATATAGTCTGGATATTCTTGAGTGCGTGGTCTTAAGAACATTTCTACATATTCTGTGTCGGGATTATCGTTTCCTTTGTAATGTTCTCTAGGATCCGTCAATCTTGGAAGAGGTCTAGGCTCCACCATTACTGCAGCCTCAGCATTCATATCTGCTTGTAATCTTGCATTTGCAATCTTTTGTTTTACGACATTATCCCTCAATGCAATGCTATGCTTTGTTTCACTGATTCTATATTTATCAATTCCAAGATCTGTATTTGCTTTATCAGTCTCTAGGCGAAATGTATTCTCTGCTGAATCCCTTGCAGCCAATACCATCGTTTGATCTAGAATTAACATATCTTTTAGCTGTGCAATATTCAGATCAATTTCCTGTTCGGCATACATCAAGCTATTAGCGATAGCAGCTCTGTTTGCACCTGATTCTGCTAGTACAGCTATTGCAGCTTTACTTGAAGACCTGCCACCACTTCCACGGGCACGTATAGCACCAGCTGCCTTCATCCCTTCAAGGATTGCTTTCTGAGCGTCTACCTGGCTTTTACTGATAGTCCTATTTCTTTCAAGATTTTGATCAGCAATATCTTTTGTATATTGATTTTTAAACTTAGCTTCTTGAAAATCAGCTTCAACTAACTTGTTATGCCTATTTATTTTTATACCAGTTGTTTTATATGCATGGTCAACAAGTGTTTGTGCTTCTTCAAATGCTACCGCTACAAGATCATCCCTTTTCTTAGTATGCTGTTCCATCAGAGCTGCTTGTTCAGCAATGAAATTAAAATCCTTCTGCCTGTCTCTGATTCCTACTGATTGGTTATAAGCAATTGCTGCTGATTCAAAATCAAAGTCCTGAAGAGTTTGATTGTCGATATAGCTTTGAATCCGATCTCTTTCTGCAAACCTTAGATTATCCTCGTCATCCTTTAACTTATTAGCATACGCTAGTTTATTGTAATTATAGTCTCTAAATGATACTTCTTCATTGTGGTTGTGTATTTTCATGTCACGGGCATGATTAGCATACTCTTGCCCCCTTTTTTCTGCATTCCTGTTTGAACCCTGAAAAAATGGAATCTCAAATCCCATACTTATTTCCTCCTATAGAATCGGGGTGTGTAATTACCTTCCCACATCATTGAATTTAATGCGACTGGGAAAGGTGAGTTGTTGACTATACGTACGTTCACGTTTTCTGTCCTTTGATGTAGTGGTAATGTAAATACATTTTGATTGTCCATAGCGATGTCATTAGCGATATACTCGTTTGCTTCAATTACTGGATATACAGCAAACCATTCGTCAATATAGAATTTAATCTTTGCGTTAGCAGCTGGTGTATCAGTCAGTTCTATTGTAGTGTCATTGTTAAACTGGAAGCCAACTGTACGTACACCATCAACTGATACCTTTATGTCTCTACGTTCTGCATAATCTAATTCATTGCGATTGAATTGAAAGGTGTCTGCAGTGCCATCACCCACAAAATCTACAAAATAAGGAAGCTTTCCTTTTTGCTGTACCTTAAAATTCATCTCACCTGAAAGACCAACAGAGAACTTCATCCTGTGTAGTGTTAGGTTTGCAGTAAAGTCAGCACTTTTTCCATCATGATTGTAATAAGTTTTAGGTAGTTGTACATCAAATGTATATTTATAACCAACGATCACCTCACTTGCAATAGCAGTTACATCTCTATTTGGAACGATAAAATACGGTCCTGTACTATCAGTTCCACGTTCGGGAGTAATAGTATATCCTGACTCAACTAAGTCATTTAATGGAAGAGGTTCTGGATTATAGAATGTATCGAGTCTACCAGTATCGAGTCCACCAGTATCGCTAATATCAATATTGTTTTGTACTGGTACTCCTCCTTTAATAATGAGTACTGGATCTAATTCGGCAATGTCGTCATATGGTAGATAGCATTTGCTTAGGTCATTTACGGAGTCGTACACAACACTAGATGCAGTTGCGTAGTAATCCATACAAGGATTTACCTTTTGCCTTTGACTGGTTACTAGAATTGCTTCCTGTGGACTTTGACTTAGCGCAGCTTTTAGTAACACTGTTTGGCTATCTGTCATGCCGATAATATACATATCATCCTGGTCAATTACACAAAACTGGACTTTTGAAGGCATAATCCAGCTAGTCCAAGCCTCCATTAAATTCTCCCTTCCATCGTTGTAATAACGGAAGGTGAAAAGTTCTCTACTGTCTTGATTTGCTAAGAGAACCATAGAGTTCTGTGGACTACCTACTAGCTGATCGATGTCTGGTGAAACCCACTCCTTCACCACGCGAGATAGATCTAATACCTGTGGGTTATCTTCTTGCCCCCTTGTGACCATACTGAATACACGTGTATATCCAGGTGTCTTACTTATGAAGTTTATATTAGTACCTACATCTACTGGATCAATATTTGAATTCATCTCATAATTAGAGATTTTTCTAATAGTTGCTGTTGATGGTGTCAGTACTCCTGTTTCAGAGTACAGCATAAATTGCTGCTTATTCGAAAACAACAGAATACCCTGTGCAGTGGGAATCACAGCATTTAAAGCAGTAGGTTTTACTGAAGAGCAGCTGATATCAACGGGGTCAGAATCAATTGATGTTTGTGCTGACTTAAAGTAGAAATTAAAGAAGTCTCCTGCCTGACTTAGACTTACATTATCTTTTGAAAGAAATCCAAACCGTCCGTCACTAAAGAATGCATTAGTTATCTTTTCTCCTACAAAACTAGGCTGACTGTTAGTTATGTCATCACCAACTAATCTATCGGTGTAGGTAATTTTTTTAAAATGAAAAGTGTTTAGACCTGTATTCACAAGCTCATGTGGCATTGTACTGCTGTCTACACCAAGTGAAATTCCAGGTTCAATAGTTTCTTCGTAATAACCCGCACCGTTTGAACCATTGTTGGCGATAAATTTTACGTAATAATCATCTATCATGCCTGTTGTGTTGACAATCTTTGAAACAGTATTATGTGTTCCACTTGTAGGTAATGCACCGACACTTGACACTGTTGTTACAGAAACACTTGGGCTATTTGTGCTTGAAGCTGCTACAACTTGTTCTGTGTTAACTACAATCGTTGTGTCTTGTACAGTAAGTACTTTAAGTGATTCTCTGTTTGTTTGAAAATAGTTTTGTGTTCCTGTTTCATAGGTAACTGTTGCTTCAACTCCAGTTACTGCATTCCACACTTTAATCCCAGCTGGACCTGCTATGTTTGTCCCAGTTCCTCCATAAATTCTACCAATATATACTTCATCATCATCTCTATTTATATAAAACCACCTCCCTTTATCGGTAACCGCTCCTTCTAGATTTGCAATGTGCTTAAAGCCAGGTCTTTTTGTTAGACCGTATGTAGCATCAGGGAAGCCGTTGAAGCACTCACGGACCTGTCCGGGGAGCATTTTATCGTCTGATTGTTTTGATACACCACCTAGATAGCTGGAGATCCGTTGAGTAATTGCTGCCATTTAACGTAATAGTGCGTTGTACGGTTTGTAACTTTTGTATGTATTTGTATTACCAGGATGCCCGAAGAAGGTGTAATCACCTTGATTGCATTCGTATTCCATTACTGCAACTTTTGCTTCCTGTTCTTTTTGTTGGAGCATTTGGTATTGATTTCCATCACCTACAATTCTGCTTGAAACTGTTTTGGCTGCTCTACAGGTAATGTAATCAGCAATAGGTGTAGGTAGATCTATCCAATCTAATAGCCAAGTGATGTCACACTCAATTGGTTTTGTAAATGTAAAAGTATGGTGTATCTTTTCATATAATTTGCCATTCCTTCTTATGACATCAATTTGAGCATTTGCTGCATTTTGTGTCGCATCAATTTGCAGTATGTTATTAGGAATAAGTATTTCATTGTTTGTGTCAGGATTCATTTCATAATGATATTCCTTATTGAATGACCATCCTTCCGCCTGTACTTCCCGTGAGACTTCTAACAAAGTCTGATAGGCAATCGCAACGTCCGGGTTGGTTTGATCTAGGGTTGTCACAGGC